CATTACAATTAATTGTTGGACATAATTTACTTGGAAAAGGAAATTCAACTGCTTACATAGGTGGGTCAAGTGGTGTTTATAATGAAAAAAATGTTACAACATGGGAAACTACATCTGATATAAGATTAAAAAAGAATATTGAATTTTACTACGAAGGATTAAATAAAATTAATCAAATTGAAGTTAAAAATTATGAATATAAAACTAAAGAAGAAGTTATTGATTCATTAAAATTATCTGTAATTGAAAGAAAAGGAATACAAATTGGTGTTATTGCACAAGAATATCAAAAAATATTTCCAGAATCTGTATCTACTAATAGCACAGGTATTTTATCTATAAATACAGATAATTTAATTTGGCATTTAGTAAATTCAGTTAAAGAATTATCAAATGAATTAAATAATTTAAAACTTGAAATTCTAAATCTTAAAAAAGAAAAATAATGAAACAACTCCTTCCCCTTTTCCTCTTCCTTTTGCCTTGCCTTGCATGGGCACAGTATCCAAGCAATGGCAATCAAAAGATAACGCTGGGTGAACAGACGACTGCCGATGGGCTTATTTTTCGGGGCGTGGCGGCAACTGATACAGTACGAAAGCCTTCCATTGACACAATGGCTTACATGGTTCTTGATACCACTACAAATATAATATGGCATTATAAAAAGGCAACGAGCAACGCATGGCTGCGTTTAAACCTTTTGCCGAGCGACACGGCTTCGATGCTCACAAATTATTGGAGATCTGGTAGATTTAATGGCACTTTGCCTGTCGCAAATGGGGGAACAAATTTAACAACTTTAGGTGCTGCTGGTCGTGTACCTTTTGCATCAAGTACAACTCAATTAACTACAAATGCAAATTTTAAATATGAAAGCGATATTTTATTTATACCAAGCGCAATATTTAGCGGTACAACAAATTATGGTTACACTTTTAGCGCAAGAAATGCTTCTGCAACAGGAGGTGCAGGAATTTTTATCAGAGGTACGCAAGGGTCAGAGTCATCTCTTCCTACAACATTTGGTTACCCGTATGTAAATATAGGAGGCAGTGAAAATAAATTAGACGCAATTCAAACAATAGGCTTTGGATTTACAAATGGAACAGGAGGTTTTATATCTCCAGCTGAAATTGGTTATTTAACAAAATCTTTATCTGGATATACAAATGGAGATTTAGTTTTTGCAACAAGAGAGAGTACATCAAATGTTTCTCCAGACGAAAAAATGCGAATTACTTCTGATGGAAAAGTTTGGATTGGATACACAACAAACCAAGGAGTTTATAGATTGCAAATAAAAGATAGCGTTTATGTTGGAGGTAATGTTAGTGCATCTGCCTATACAACTCGTTCAGATTTTAATTTAAAAGATGATATTTTTGATTTGAAATATGGATTAAACGATGTTTTACAATTACAGCCTGTTGAATATACTTATAAAAGTAATGGTAGTAAACAACTTGGTTTTATTGCTCAAGATATTGGTACAATTTTACCAGAAGTTGTAAGTTTTGAGGAATCAATGTCTGTAAATTATCAAGCCATTATCCCCATCCTCACAAAAGCCATACAGGAGCAACAAGCCCTCATCAAAGCCCTTGAACAAAGAATTATTAACCTCGAAAATAAATAAAATGAGATACTTATTTTTATTCCTTCCCTTGTTTTCCTTTGCGCAAGATGTTGTAAAGGATACTGTTTACATACAAAAGCAAGGCAACATTTATTACATTATTCAGCAAACTACTTTGTCTGATAGCACTGTCACAGGCTCAAAGCAAATATTGGGCGATTCTGCAACTGCCATTCAAAGCCTTGTTACCGATGCTGAAAGGCAAAGCAACACATTAGCCATTCATGCTAAGCCTATAATAACTAAAGGCAAAGCGGTACAAAGGATTAATTATTACAATGACTTGCACGTTCAAATAAGTGGTAAGCCTGTCTATTTTACAACGGCACAAAGAGATACGGCAAAGTTTGTCGGTGACTGGAAATTAAATTTTAACGGTGAAATTATTGATGGTAAGATTGAGTTAAATGTAAACAAGCGTTTAATCTTTAATCCAGACAATGGCAAAGTGTACACGATTTCAACCAATCTACTTTTATCTACATTTACCAATCAAGTTTCCTTTGCCTTTAACGGTGTTAAATACGACTTGTATAAATACGCTGAGGGCAAATTTGCAACGGTGGATGGAGATGTGAGGTTAATAAAACTTGAATAATGAAAGCAGTTATCTACAACATTTTTAAACTTGGTTACGATGGCATTGCCTATTCAATTTGCTGCGGAGTGCTATTCTCGTTTTTCTTACCCATCAAACATTTCTTGATTTTTACAATCTTTGTAGTTTTTGCAGACACGGTCACGGGAATCATGGCGGCAAGGAAAAGGGGAGAGGCGATAACAAGCAAAGGGCTTTATCGCACATCTCAAAAGGTGGTAACCTATTTCTGCGGTATAATGATTTTTCACGGAGCAAGTATAACTTTTCAACTGCCATCGCAAATAACCTATTCTGTCAGCTTCATTATTGCAGCAACGGAATTGTTTAGTATTTCGGAAAACATTAAATCCATAACTGGAACAAATATTGGTACAATTATTCTTAGATTTTTCAGACGTTAAAACAAATAATATGCAAACTAATTTAAAAGATGCCCTTAAAAATGCAGATGGAATAAAGTCACCAATGGGCGATGTGGCTTGTTACTCAATGAACTTTGCGGAGCTTGCCTCGGAGATAAATGTTCATCTTGAAGGCAACAAGGTAAAATTCACATGGCGCGAATATATCCAACTGGCTCAAATCATTTGGGATAAAATTAAGGAGACAAGCCGCGAATGTGCTGGGAAGGAGATTTCGGTGAGTTTGCCTTCCAAATTTTCTTTGATTTCCGCAGCTTTTTCGTTAATCGGATTTAAGTTATAGGCGCAGACAGATTCGCTACCTTATGCGGCTTCAGGGAGGTATATTGATTTATGCCTCCCTTTAAAATTGTAAATTATGAATAAAAATGAATTTTGTATTTTTTTAGATGCTGGTCATGGAGGTATTAATCCTAAGGTAAAATTACCTAATGGATATACTACTTATCCTGCTAAATGTGCGCAACACAATAATAGCACTTTTCATTCCTATGGATGGTTTTTTGAAGGTGTGTTTAACAGGGCCGTTGTGCAATATATTGAACAATATTTAAACGATTGGGGCTTTACTACAATGAAAGTTTATGATGAAATAATAGACACATCATTAGGCAAAAGAGTAAATAAGGCAAACTTTGCGGCTAAAAATTATAAAGCATCATTGTATTTAAGCATTCATGGAAACGCAGCCGAAAACAAAAGTGCTAGAGGATGGGAGGTGTTTACATCCCCAGGACAAACCAAATCCGATATTTACGCAGAAATTTTATTTAAAGAAGTAAAACAAAATTTGCCTAATTGGATTTTTAGGCCTGATACAACCGACGGAGACCACGACAAAGAAGCTAGATTTCATGTTTTAACTCAAACTAATATGCCTGCGGTTTTGTCTGAAAATGGATTTTTTACAAATTATCATGATGCGAAATTAATGTTTGATACAGACTTTCAAAATAAAATAGCTTTGTGTCACGCTAGAGCTGTTTTTGAATACGCAACAAAAATAGGTTTAGTAAATTTTTAAATAAAAAGGGGGCAACGCAAATGTTACCCCGATATTACCACTAATTAACAAACGTAATCAACCTAATTTATAAATTTATTTAATAAAGTTAACGATAAATTTCTAATATTTTCACCGTCTGACTCTTTGTAAAATTTGTATGCTATGGTTATCATTCTCCCAGGCTCCATCATATCCATTGGTGGCCTTTCATCTTTCATTAAAGGTTCAAGATAAAATTTAAGGATAGTTAATTTTGCAACCGTACCTTCGGCATATCTTATTGGTTTTGGATATTGCTTAGAAATTTTTTCAATTTCTTTCCATGTAGCAACACTAATGCCATCTATCATTTCATTATTTTTTTTCATTCGTCTTTGTTTTGTTTAGTTCTTCAATCAAAGCATCTGCTACATCAACCGCACTTTCAACAATGTTTTCAATTTTAATATCAAGTCCATCCTTATTAGTTATTATTCCTTGCATTGCAATAGCTGCAAAATATTCACGTTTAGTTAATCCTTCGTTCGATGCATCAAGACCAAAATAAGGATCATTATAAGCTGCTTTTGAAAAAGCTGGTTCATTTCCATTTGTTTTCATGTTTTTGATAATTTTTAGCCTTTAAAGCAAGAGTAAAACAATCTATTTCGTCCTGACTTATTTTGGCTGTTTTAAAATTTGGTTCAAATTTGTAGCCTTCATTTTGAAAGACTTTCATAAATATTTCCTTTCCCCATTTTTTCCCCTTTTGTTCTGGGGAAATATTGTAGGCTTCGCAACCATTTTCTTTAATCCATTCGTAGGCTATTCGCGAAGCAGCTTGGTTCATGCCTACATTTCGGGACATTCGAGAAAGGATCGCGCGGTTAATGGAAGAGTTAAAAGTTACATTTTGAAGGCTACTATCTTCCACTAAAACAACAGCGTTTGGATAATCCATATGCCAGTAAAAAGAATCTTCCAAAAAATCTACAAACCTTTTGTATTTTTTAAATTCAACCTCTTTGTTTGGCTTAATAAAACAGGCTGCCATTCCGTTTAATCTTATTGCTGGGTCAACCCCTATGTATGTTCTCATTTGTTTTTAATTATTTCAATCATTTTTTGCAAGCCTGCAAGTTGAGCTTCTTCGTAGTTGTCGTAAAAACCGACATTGGTATACATAGTTTTAGTATCAATAACTCCACTATATTTTTTACTTGTATTCTCATTATACCTAGAATAAGTCGTATTAATACTAAAATCTATATCATACTTATTTCTAAGCCATTTAAATACTTGCTGGTATAATGGTGCTAAAGTAAATCCTAATTTTTTATTTCCCGAGTACGTCCAGGCATTACGTACGTCAATTGCTAAATGTGTTCTTAGGTTACTAGTAAGTTCATAATAATATGTAAGAC